ATGACGACCACTAAACAGTGGACCCGTGCAGCCATCAAAGCGGAACTGTTACGGCAGAATAAAACACTGACCGGAATAGCTATCGATGCTGGCCTCTATCCCAGCGCATGCCGTGCGGCGGTTCTCGGGGCTAGTCGTCCCGGTGCAGAGGCTCTTGCCAAAGCGTTGGGCGTACCTTTCCGCGAGATGTTTCCCGACAGCTACACGCTCGGTCGTCACGACCACGGTGACACTAGCAGCAAGAAGAGCGGCAACACCAGAGCAAAAAAGTCGTCGAAGTCTGACGACGCGAAGAGCGCCGCCTGATGCTTTCGTCAGGCCGCGCATCCTTTCCTGACAATCCAGAGTGCCACATGCAGATTGAACTTCTGTCTCCTCAGCTGATCGACGTCTCATCAGACGCGAAAAAAGTCTCCCCCGACGCCATTCAGGCGTTGGCTGAAAGTTTCCAGCAGATCGGGCAGCGTGTCCCGGTAGAAGTCATTGCCGGAGCCGAAGGGCGATATCGCCTCGTCTTTGGTGTCAAGCGCCTTGCCGCTGCTTCGTCGCTCGGCATCAATATCTCCGCCATCGTTCGCCAATCGGATGAGTTTGCGAACGACGCTCAAATCCGCCTGACCGAGATTTCTGAAACACTTTATCGCCACGAACTGACGGCGCTGGAGCATAGCGTTGACGTTGCCGACTGGTGCGCGATCTGGCGGGCTGCAAATCCGGTCCGGCGCGGTCCGAAGCCAAAGCAGGAATTAAGTGCAGACTCTGCACTAAACTCCGATGACGAGACAATCGAGACAGCCGCCGCGTTCTCCGGCACTTTCAGCGAGGCGGCGCAGCGCTTCCTCAAGATCAGCCGCCGCAATGTTTTCAACGCCCTCAAGATTGCCAGTATTCCCGCCGACCTGCGGGAACGTATCGTGCTGGATGAAGGCTTGGCCGACAACCAGCAGACCTTGCTGGATATCGCTGGCCAGCCGTTTGAGCGTGCTGCTCGCATTGTCGAGCTGCTGATTTCCGGCGAGGCGACGAACTACGCCGACGCCATTGCCATCATCGATCAGGTTCCCCGCGTCAATCCGTTGGCTGCCTGGGAAAAGCTCAATGACCGCTTCACGCGGCTGAAGCCCAACGAACAGGACGCGTTCTTCGCGCTGAACGAAGCTTCCGTCATGCGGTGGATTGCCGAGCGGAAGGCTGCTCGCCGATGAGCAAACGCCGCGACCCTCTCACGAAGGACCTTTTCGAGTGGACGCCGCCGCAGGTGGCAATCCGCTACGAGGAAGGCGTGACCGGTCGCGGCCCACTCGACAATCGTATTTCCCGCCTCATCGCCCGCGCCCTGCGCGATGCCCGTGATGACGGCTGGCAGCGGTCGGAGATCGCCAGCGCCATGAGCAAGTATCTCGGCCGCACGATTTCCAGCGCCATGCTTGACAAATGGGCTTCGGAAGGCAGCGGCGAACACCGCATTCCGCTCGATGCCTTCGTGGCGCTTGTGCACGCCACCAAAGCCAAGGAGCTGCTCGGTTTTGTGCCGGGCGAATTCGGTCTGACCGTCATCGAGGACGAATACGCCGAGATGATCGAGGACCAGCTTCTTGAGGATCACATCAAGGAAATGGAGGCGCTGAGAGCAGCTCGCGCCGTAAGGAAGAGAGCACGCCGATGAATATAGCCAGCAGCATCGCGCCATTCCTGCAGTTCATCTGCCGTGTCGCAAAAAGCCAGATCGTGAAAGACGTTTCCGCCTTGTGGGCGGTCACCTGCTTCATCCTCGGCATGATCTATTTCTCGCAGGTCGCCACGGCGCTTGTCCTGATCGTGAGGGCAACACGTTGAACACGGTCCCCTTTCCCTCCGAAACTCGCCGCCTGAAGGAATGGCTGACCGCCCGCGAAATCGCGGCGGAAGAACTGCCTGGTCTGCCCACAACGAAAAGCGCCGTAATACGCTTCGCGAAGCGTGAGGGCTGGAGTGAAGTTCCTTCATTGACCCGGGATCATGCCGGCTTTGGTGGTGGGTTGGAATATCACTATCGCCTGTTTCCGACGCTCGCCCAAGTCACCTATGTTCAGCGCTACATGGTTGTCGGCAGCGAGCCGGTGCAGCCGAAGGCCGAACCAGAAACGTCAGTCTCTGCGGCCCTGACCGATCGCGCCCGGCGTGAACGGGATGCCCGCTTGGCCGTTGTCGCTGCCTTTGAGACCTTCTCAAAGGGGCTTGCGATATCGGTGCAGGCCTCCATGTTCATCTTCTGCGACCGGTGGAACATGAACATGATCCAAGCGGACGCTTGGGTGAAGGACATTCTGCCGCAGATTTCGCAGCGCTCGGTTTTCCGGTGGCGCTCTGCCAAACAGGCTGGTGCAAAGGACAAGCTCGCCGTCGATCGGTCGGAAGCGCGCAAGGGCAAGGGCTTGCTCGAAACCGCAAATTCCGGCGAGGTTCGCCGCTTCATTCTCGCTTGGATAGCAGCCAATCCTGCACTGTCTGCCGATGTCATTCGCGGTTACTGCGAGCATCATTTTGGCTCGGAGCTGACAGATCGTAACGGCGAGTTGAAACCTCTTCCGCCGCCGCGCACGTTTCAGCATTTCATCGCTCAGTTGAAAGCTGATGAAAAGGTCGTACTCACCAAGATCACGAACCCGGATCAGTTCCGGTCAACGATGAAGCTATCCGGGACCGGCACCTATCGCCATATCGATGAGCCAAACGCGCTCTGGATGATCGACGCCTCTCCTGTAGACGCACTCTGCATTGACGGTCGCCACTCGCTTTACGCCTGCATTGACATTGCAACGCGTCGGCTGGTCATCACGCTATCGAAAACCCCGCGAGCATCCGCCGTGGGCTTGATGATGCGTAAAGCCATCCTGAAATTAGGCGCGGCCAAGGTTGTAAAGACGGACAATGGCAGTGATTTCGTTGCCGTTTCGATCAAGCGTCTCTTTGCCGATCTCGATATCGAACCGGATGTTTCCGATGCCTATTCGCCAGAGCAGAAAGGCCACGTAGAGCGCGTTATTAAGACATTCCAGCACGAGGTCTGCCCGCAGCTCCCCGGTTATATCGGCCATTCTGTTGCCGATAGGAAGGCGATCGAAGGTCGCAAATCGTTTGCACAACGCCTCGGCGCTGACGAGAAGGAACTTTTCGAAGTTGCTCTCACTGCCGAGCAGCTCCAGCGCCATATCGATGACTGGCTGGAGTATGTCTATCACGAGCGCGAACACGGTGGCCTGAAAGGCCGCTCCCCCAACGAGGTTGCCGCCGCGTCAACGGCGAAGATCACACGTGTTGATGAGCGCGCACTGGATGCGTTGCTGATGCCCGTCGCTGGCAAGAATGGCCATCGTGTCATGCAGAAGCGCGGCATTCAGAACGATGGGTTCTACTATCTCGCTGGTTCAATCATGGTCGGCACCGACGTGTTTTGCCGTCTCGATCCGCTCGATATGGGCCGCATGTACGTCTTCGACGGCGAAACCGGCCGTTATCTCGATGTCGCCATCTGCGCGGAACTCTCGGACGTCAATCCGCAGGCTTACGTCAAGGCGCAGAAACAGATTGCCGCCGAGCTGCTCCGCGAAAAGGAACGCGAGATCAAAGCCGATCTCCGCGATTTGAAAAAAGGTCCTTCCGGCATCGAGCGCACGATCGAGCTTGCCAAGAAGAAGAAGGCGGAACGCGCAGCCGGGACCGCCAACGTCATCCAACTACCTAAGCGCGAACAGCGGCTCAACACACCCGCCATTGCTGCCGCACTGGAGGCCATGACCGCGCCGAAGGTGCCGCAGTCCGCCACGCTCAACGAGAAGGCGGCGGAACTCCATGCCGCTATCGTCCGCGAGGCCGAGCTGAAGGGCAGTTCCACCGTCATTCACCTGGACCCGGATGCGGCGCTTTCCGACAGCGCCCGCATGTTCAAGTGGGCGCAGGCCGTCGAGGCGCAGATCACGTCCGGCGTCGCGCTTGACGACACCACGGCGGGCAAGCTCGCCCGCTACAAGGCCAGCGCCGATTACCAGACGCGCCGGGACATTTTCGAGGATTTCGGGATCGACGCCGCACTGCGCGGATAGGTCAAGAAAAAGGGGCCGACTGCCATCGACCCCTCTGCATTGCAATAATTACGAGGATTAAAATGACGACACAACCGATGAAAGTCAATGGTGACACGGCACCGATCAAGAACGTCACTACGGCGCTCGCTCTTGTCCGGTCGCTACAGAACCGTCATCCCCTGCAACCCAACCTTGGCGTTCTCGCTGGTTACTCCGGTTATGGCAAAAGCGTAGCGGCGCTCTATTGCCAGAACAAGACCGGCGCTGCCTATGTCGAAGTGCGAGACACATGGACCCGTGCCAAGCTGCTGCGCTCGATCCTTTCCGAACTCGGCGTCTACCAGCCACGCGGTACGCTCTCCGACATGGAAGACGAGGTCATCGGCCTTCTGTGCCGCGACCCGCGTCGCCCGCTCATCATCGACGAAGGCGATCTGCTCATCAAAAAGAACCTGATCGAGCTGGTGCGCGGCATTGCCAAGGCCAGCGGAGTCCCGGTGATGCTGATCGGCGAGGAGCTGTTCCCGAAGAAGCTGGAACACGTCGGCGACCGCTTCCGCGATCTGGTGCTCGATACCAAGTATGCGCACCCATGCGACATGGAAGATGCCCGCACACTGGCGCGGACATTCTATCCGAAACTGACGATTGCAGATGATCTGCTCGAAAAGGCCAGAACCGAGGGGGAAGGCCGTGTTCGCCGCGTCGGCAACTCCCTGCATAGCATTGCCGAGGCGGCAGCGAAGATGGGCGTCAGCGAAATCAGTCTTGCTGCCTACGAGGGCGGCAACGGCCTGTTTTCGCGCTCGCGCCTCCCCACCAGAAGGGAGGCCGCATAATGTCGATCGCCCTCAAGATCGCCGTCGCCAAGGGCCAGCGCGTGCTGACCGGTCGCGACCACTACTGGAAGCTGATGATGGACGCCGACATGCGCAAGCAGTCCTTCAGCGTGGACGATATCTTCGGCCTGTCAAACAATCGTAGCCGCCTGCAAATATCGGAATTTCTCGACATGCTGGAAAAGGCGGAAATCATCCGCCGCACAGGCGAGTTGAACCCGCGTGGCATGGCGTTGTTCCGTATCGCGACGCGCCAGTCCGCCGCACCGATGTTCAAACGCGACGGCACTCTGATCGCCGACCAGATGACGGCGCGTCAAGCACTCTGGAACGCCATGCGCTCGCCGTTCTTCAGGAGCGGGTTCAAGTTGATCGATATCTCGGTTCATGCTTCGACCGACACCCTTCCTGTCACGCAGCGTTCGGCCCGTCTCTATATTTCCTGCCTATTGCGGGCCGAGTACCTGATCGTGTTGCAAAAGGGCACCCGCTCCGAGCCAACAATCTGGCGTCTCGTGCGCAACACGGGCCCGGCCGCGCCGAAGCTCCTGAAAACCGAGTGCGTTTATGATCCGAACGCCGAGAAGATTTTCGGCGAGCCGGAAACCGTCGAGGTCGAGCCATGACCCCGACAAAGCCCAAGCCCGACAATCTGGAAAAGGCCCGCGCTGCATGGGGCGACGAACTGCCCGAGTGGATCGTCGCTCTGGCGGAGGCCTGCAACGCCGAGAACCAGACGCTGGTCGGCAAGCGCATCGGTTATGCCGGTTCGACCGTCAGCCAGCTTCTTTCGAACAGCTATCCCGGCGATGTGGGCCGTATCGAGCTGCTCGTTCGCGGTGCGCTGATGTCCGAGACTGTACGCTGCCCGGTTCTTCAGGAGATCGGTCGGGATATCTGCCTCGGCTGGCAGCGCCGCCCCTTCAGCACCGCCAGCGCCAACGCCGTCCGCATGCATCAGGCATGCCGGAACAATTGCCCTCACAGCCGCATAAAGGAGAACAGCAATGAACAAGCCTAGAGCGCTTTCCGAGCGGATGCGCGAAACCCGCAACAAATTCGCCGACGCCCGCCACGGTGGAATTGTCCTTTCCAGCGAAGACGCCGAAGCGTTCGTAGAGCGCCTGGACGCGTGGATTGATCACGTCAAGGCACTTGAGATTGCCCTTGCATCGCTGCGACCAATCGACCCGGCAGAGCTGACCAAAATCGTGCCGCCTGCCAGCGCCACCATTCTGCACTTGATGCGTCCTGGCACCAACATTGTGCCGTTCCCGCGCTCGCCGCACGACGCCTGAAGCCATCTTCAAAGGGCGCTTCAGCGTCCTTCCAATCCCGTTTTAAAAACCCGAGGAAACAAAAATGCAGTCCGTTAATTTGGAAGAACACAGCAAGCCGGGCGTTGTTATCGTGAGTGGTCGCGAGTTCATGCACAACGCCAAGGGCGGTCTCGATCCTGTCGGCAACGTCAAGGATCAGTACAAGCTTGAGGATCAGACGGTGCGCAAATGCATCGAATTTGCCCTTAACCTGAATGCGCAGCTTTCCCGTTTTCGTGGCCATACAGCAGCTGACCTTTCCGCGCTGGATGCGCTGCTCGGCGAAAAGTACAACGTCACGATCGGCGGCAAGAAAGGCAATCGCACCTATCAGACCTATGACGGCCTGATGAAAATTCAGGTGCAGGTTTCTGACCTCATCACCTTCGGTCCGGAGCTTCAGGTCGCAAAGCAGCTGATCGACCAATGCCTGACGGAATGGAGCGCTGACAGCCGCCCGGAAATCCAGTCGATCGTCACCCGCGCCTTCAATACCGAGAAGGAAGGTCAGGTAAACCGCGCCGATGTCTTCATGCTGCTGAAGCTGGAGATCGAGGACACCCGCTGGAAAACGGCGATGGAAGCCATCCGTGATGCCATCCGCGTCACCGGTTCCAAGGAATATGTCCGCTTCTACAAGCGCGATAGCCTTGAGGCCGACTGGCAGGCCATCACCATCGATCTGGCGAAGGCGTGAGGTGCGGCATGAAAACCTTCGTTTTTGATGTCACCCGCCGCGTCGTCGTCACTCTGGACGAAAGCAAGTTCACCACCAAGACCATGGCGGAATTCAATTCCGTCATCACCGATCTTGGCACCGACGAACACGCGTACCTCGCCCATGCCGAGCGCATCGCTGATCTGTTTGCCCACGGTTTGGAAGATTTCAGCCCGAGCGACTTCGTAGAAGGGTACGGCCCCGTCGAAGCGGCCGGCATCTTCGTCAATGCGGACGATGATTACGATTACATCGAGCGCGTGTTCCCGGAAGGGGGTGCGGCATGAGCGAGCTTCACCTGTACGACAATCTTTTTGATGCGGAAGCCAGAGTTGCTGCCATCTACATGATCGAAGCCCTTGGCGACCCTGACAGCCCGCCAGACTGGCTGCTGGATTTCGTTGACAATACCGATTTGCCGGATGTCCGCACAATTCTTGAAGCCCATCCAGAGCTTGCCGACGCGATCGACATGAACAAGTTCGAGGACTGCAAAGAGCAGGCGAGCGCTCTTATGGAACGTTGGTCGCTAGTCGGCCGAAAAGGGCTGATTGTCAAAGCTGAGATATGCGTTCGGCGATATCGGGCTGGCACCACAATCTTCTCCAGCGGATGGGGCCACCTTAGATGGAGATGGTTTACCGTCGATGATTTGGACTTGATCGTTCCGACGCTTCTGGGGATCGCGAGCGGGCAACATCATAACTCGATGGTCGAAGGCCAAGCGGCATGACCAGCATCTACTTCTCCGACGCCACGCTGAAATCCTTCTCCGCCGCCACCAAGGGCGGAAAGTCCACGATCAAGATCGAGATCGAGACGGCTGATCGCTACCAGATGGCCAGCATTCTCAACCAGCTTGATGAGATCAAGGCCGAGCAGCAGGCAGCGAAAACGCCTCGCAAAGTTCCTGCCAAGAAGACGGACGCGCCCTTGCTGGCGCTTCCGGCACCCCTGAAACAGATCAGCTACCACGGTGATGACCATGAATGATCCTATCGCCAAGGCGAAGGCCGAGGAGGCCAGACAGGCACAAATACTGGCTGATGCGATCCACAAGGCCATTATTGAGACCGGCGAACAGTTCGAGGTTCCGATCCTGAATGCTGTTGGTGGCGCTCTTGCTACCAACATCGCGGAAGTTCTGGCCGCGATACCCGATCGCCGTCATCGCAAAATGTTCCGCGCCAAGATCGACAATGCCGTTTCAGTCGCACTGGCACAGGCCGGGACGAAGCCGATGGCCCATGTCGAGACGGTGATCGTCGGAGGCGTTCGCCAGTGACGAGTAAGCGCCAAATCCCTGCGGCCTTCAGCAAGGGCTATGTGCTCTGCTCTCCGTCCGGAAAGCTTCAGCCGAAAACATGGAGCGAGACCGCCGTCAAGGCGATCGCATCCAAGTACCGCAAAAGCGAGACCTGGGAAAAGGCACAACGTCGCGGCTGGTCCGTCCAGTTGGTCTACGTGCGCTTTTTCGTACCGGTGTTCAAAGCCACTTTCACCACCAAGGAAATCAGCGAGGCCTACGATGCCGAGGACGTTTGAACCTGATCATCTGCTGACGGCGATTGTCGAGGCGTTCGAGAGCGACGGGTACGAGACAGTCCGCGACGGCGATCGCACCTTTGCGCGGATCGAGACCCTCGGAGACGAGGGTAGCGCGACCATGTCGGAAGTGAACCTTTCGGACATCGCAATGCGTGCCGCGCAGAAACTGTCTCACCCTAAAAAATTTGGAGATGCAGCATGAGCATACAACGTACAATTTTCGGCGGCTTCCGCCAACTCGGCATCACAGAGGAAGACGCGCAGCGCGCTATCTACTCTCGTGTGACGGGCCAGCCCCGCCTGTCCCTGATGACGCCAAAGCAACAGGACGCCGTCATGCTTGAACTGCGTCGCCTTGGTTACAAGCCGGTGGCAGTGCGCGGCAATGCTCGCCGTCGCCTCGACGGCCGCTATGCGCCAAAAATGCAGTCGCTCTGGATCGCGGCCTACAATCTCGGCATAGTCGAGGATCGCGAGGACAGGGCGCTGGAGGCCTTTGTCAAACGCCAGACCGGTCTCGACAGCGGCCGGTGGGTCAACAACGCCGAGGATGCCAGGGCGGTTGTCGAAGCCTTGAAAAGCTGGATCGCCCGCGAGGCCGGTGTGGTATGGGCCGATCGCAAGCCGTGCGAAGCGTACACGATGCGCTACGGCTACAAGATCGCGATCGCGCAGCATGCCTTGCTCAAATCCATGCTCGGCGATGGCTTCTGGCCTTCGGTGACCGGCATTCTCGATCAGGAAATCACTTATCGCGCCGTGACCGACAAGGAATGGATCACGGTCATGGACTATTACGGCAAGCTCATTCGCGGCCGCCGCGCACCCAAAAAGAAGGCGAGCGCGTGATGGTCGCCTACGGTTTCAAATCCTACTTTAGCGGCCAGATCGAGAGCGGCCACAAGCGGCAGACAGTGCGCCGCGATCGTGCCCGTCATGCCCGACCGGGTGAGCGTGTGCAGCTCTACGAGGCCATGCGGACGAAGTATTGCCGAAAAATCATCGCCGATCAGGTCTGCACGCATGTTGTCCCGATCGAGATCGTGGTGAGCGATCTTATCGACGAACTGATCGCCAGCATCGTCATTGGCGGCGTGCATCTGCACCGTGTCGAGGTCGAGGCATTCGCTCGCAGCGACGGCTTTGCGCCCGAGCTGCTCGGCAACAGCTACCCGGCCAAACTCTACGGCCGGACGGCGCGGGAGACGATGGGCCGGTTCTGGATAGCCAGTCATCCGGATGTCTCGAAATTCACC